CAGACCATCGTCGTAAACCGAGGCAGAGTCGGATCATATTTCAGATACGGATTGATTGAATACTGAACCGACGTATCCTGTTGCAAGTCGTGCTCGTACACGACAGGATTCGTCTTCGTGACCTCTTCCTCATACGGACACGAGCGGCATTTCAGGTATGCCTTCTTGTCGCGCTCCTCGATGGAGTAGAGAAAGTTGTTGCACTGCTGACAGAACTTCATTGTGATGTCGTCTTGTTTCCTCTGCACACATTCCTTTTGAAAACTAGAACCATGCGTTCAAAACGGACCGGCGTGGGGAATCTTGTCGGGGGTAGGAATACGGAGGATGCCGACCAAGCTCGATTTGTTTCTGAATGGAAATCCCAATGGGAAGTCTGATCAGGAGAGGCTTGGACGCAAAACCGAGAAGGGACAGGGGTATACTATCAACACGATGCAGGGCTTTGATCATTGGATGATCAATTCAGACGACATGGACGAGTTCTACGAGTTGTACTACAGGGATCTCGTCAACAGCGTGCCAATGTACTACACCGAGCGTTGCACTCCGATTGGACAACTTCGTGTTGACCTTGACATGAAATACGACGGAGTTGTAGAGGATCATAAGCACACTCGCGAGCAGGTCATTGCATTCACAAAGGCCTACATGTCTGAGATCAGCAAGCTTGTGAAACTCGAGGAGGATGTAGAGATCTACGTGCTTGAGAAGGACAATCCGACGTTTGACCGAACCAAGAACATCTCTGCGTCGGGAATCCATATTCAGGTGCCCACAATCAAGTCTCGTCCGTCTGTGGAGGAGACGGTTCGTCGCAGGCTTCTGTCTCGCATGGACGAGTTCTTCCCGAATCTTGGGCTGCGCGACGATTGGGCAAAGGTCTACGACACCAGTCCGCTCAACCACAATGGACACTGGCCGATTCTAGGGTCCAAGAAGACGGGCGATGGAGCCCTTCCGTACAAGGTCCGCTATGTACTGGACTGGGACCGCGAGACGGGGGACATCAGCGTGGACGAGAACATTCCGGTGGTTCCGACGCTGGAGATGATCCGCAAGATGTCCACTCGGTCGTCCGCAGCCGAGGAGACTCCACTCACAGAGGAGGGACAGGCCACTTGCCGAGCCCCGCGTGCGACGGAGCCGGTTCGGTCGGTGTCGCGTGGACGGAGCAACACACGCGATCCCAGCAATCCGTCGTCGCGTGGGTCGTCGCCTGGACGGCAGTATGTGGAGCCTCTCACGGAGGTTCGCAAGGAGTACATCCGGGCCCACGTGTTCAACCTCAAGTCGGAGCGATACACCGATTACAAGACCTGGATCGATGTGGGTGTGTGTCTGAAGAACATCCATCCGGATCTGGAGGATGTGTTCCAGGACTTCAGTGCGCAGGTCGGAGACAGCTACAACCAGGCTGAGTGCATGCGCAAGTGGGACAGCTTCGGATTCCGTGTGGAGGGCGGTCGTCTGAGTGAGAAGAGTCTGCGGTACTGGTCTCGCGAGGACAACGCAGCAGGATACGATGAGATCGAAAGCAAGAACGTGGATCGCCTCGTGGAGGAGGCAGCCGCGACGGGAACGGACTACGATGTGGCGCTGGTGGTCAATGCAATGTTCCGCGACGAGTTCCGGTGCGCGTCCTACGTGAACAACGACTGGTTCTACTACGTGGATCACATCTGGAAGAATTCCGAGAAGGGCGTGGAGCTTCTGCGTCGTCTGTCGTCGGATGTCGCAAAGACCTTCCGCATCAAGAAGAACATTGAGGGATCTCGCTTGGAGACGGTGACCTGCGCGCACAAGGAGTATGATCCCGAGTGCGAGGCATGCAAGGCAGAGAAGCGCGAGAAGCAGTTCATGACGATTGTCATGAAGCTGAAGACCAATGCCTTCAAGAGCAACATCATGCGTGAGTGCCAAGTGCTCTTCTATGATCCCGAGTTCTCCAAGAAGCTGGACGACAACAAGCATCTGATTGCGTTCCGCAACGGAGTCTTCGATACTCTGAATCAGTCCTTCCGTCCGGGTCGTCCAGACGACTACATCAGTCTCTGCACCAACATCGATTACAGCGAGGAGATGAAGTATTCCGAATACTCGTGCTGGGACGAGCTCAAGACGTTCTTGGACCGAATTCTCCCAATCCCAAGCGTTCGCATCTTCTTCCTCAAACACCTTGCAACCTGTCTGTCCGGCGTCTTCCAGCCTCGCTTCATTATCATGACGGGCAACGGCTCGAACGGCAAGTCCATGCTGATGAACCTGATGGCGACCGGAATGGGCGACTACTGCTCGAAGGTCAACGTGGCGATGTTCACGCAGCGTCGTGGCAAGGCAGGGTCTGCGACTCCCGAGCTGATCCGCATGAAGGGCAAGCGGTTCGTCATGATGTCGGAGCCCGACGAGGGAGAGCCTCTCTCCACCGGTCCTCTCAAGGAACTGACCAGTTGCGAGAAGGTGTCGGGTCGCGATCTGTTTGCGAACTCGAAGCAGATGGTGGAGTTTGATGTGCAGGCAAAGTTCCACCTGGCGTGCAATGAGAAGCCGCCTGTCAACACGACGGATGGAGGCACGTGGCGCAGGTTGAAGGTTGTGCATTTCCCGTCCAAGTTCGTGACCAATCCCGATGGACCGAATCAGTATATGGTGGACGAGTCGATTCAGCAGAAGGTGCTCTCGGTGGAGTGGGCAACCTGCTTCATGAACTACCTGGTTCACCTCTACAAGGAGGGCAAGGGACTTCACCGGCTGTCTCCTCCTCCTGAGGTGGATGCCTACACCAACGAGTATCAGGATGATTCGGATATTATCGCTCGGTTCATTCGCGAGTATGTGCATACGTGCGAAGGAACAGCGGAGGCGCCGACGACCTGGCAGGATGTGTCGTCGACGTTTCAGGAGTGGAAGCGTCAGAATGAGTTGGGACATCGTGGAAGTGCGACAGAGCTAAAGAAGAGGATGGAGGACAAGTACGGCAAGTATCCTAAGCACGGTTGGATTTCCTTCCGGTTCGGGAACGCGTAGACTTCTTCTTGCCGCCCTTCTTGCGATAGGTCTTCGCGCGCCTCTTGCGACCTCCAACACCGCCATCTCCAGACGACGTTGACGATGCGTTGGTTCCCGACGACGGCGGGGTTCCAACAGCCGACGACACTGGCTTCGGCTTCAGCGCCTCAGGAACAAAACTCGATGCCCATTCACCCCACGTTTGTGTAGCAGGTGCTGTGCTCATTTGTGTTATTCAAATGTTTTTTCCAATTTAGAGAGTCTTGCCCGGCCCAGCGCCAATCTTGGACAGGTAGTAGGTGCGGAGAACACCGATCGCATAGATGACGACAGCGAAGGAGATCATGAGCTGGATAGTCGACGCAAGGAGCTCACCCGTCTTGAGGGTGACACCTCCAACAACGACGACGGACTCAGAGATACCCTTCGCACCGAGAGGAGCAAGGAGGGGGGCGATGATGCCATCCGTGAGGGCAGCAAAGAAGCGAGCCACAACGGATCCGAGATAGAACGCAGCAGTGAGGATGATGATGTCCTTGGTATCGAGCATTTTGTTTAGAAGGATGGAGAAAAAACGAATCGTTGTTGTGTTCCGATGATTGGTTTCAATGCCACTGACTCCAGAAGAAGAGGAAATGTATGCAAAAATCCGGCACTTCCAGAACACCTTTCAACCATCTCCCGACGAGGTCTTGGCGTATGCCCGTATGTGTACCGAGATGGTCAATGCGCATTGGGACGTTTCGTACTGGTGGAAGCCAAACTATGGCGAGTATCATCTCAACAATCTGGATCTCAAGTATGTCCTTGACGATCCTCCACGAGGAGGTGCCGACGAGCGCATTGCTAGAATCCGACGATGGAGAACGGAGGAGGCTGGATTGGAGTATGCAATCACGCTCTGCCGTCATATCGCACACGCCAAATCAATCCGCGATGAGCTGCATCAAGAGGTTCGTCGCCGAGAGGCAATCCGGGCGTGTCGCAGGATGAAGGAAGAACTGTATATGAATGTGTATCATCCTCGCCGAATTGAACGTCTCTTGGAAGTCGGAGGCTGGGAGGCACTAGATAACTTTGCCGGACTTTAATAATGGATACCCGATTCTGGGGGCCGTCGGGGTGGCAGTTGTTCCACCTCGTCGCATTCAATGCTCCACCCAGTGCAGCACGACATGTCCTCGACGACATGCCCAACGTTCTGCCCTGCAAGTTTTGCCGAGCGTCCACCTCTGCGTTTGTGGCAAAGGACCCTCCGACGAAGCCGTATGGCAAGTGGTTGTACGACATCCACAACAAAGTCAATGACAAGCTTCGGCGGCAATGTGCGGAGGACGAGGCAGTGATTTGTCCCGATCCCGATCCGACGTTTGAGGAGGTGAAGGCAATGTACTCTGCAATGAAACCAACGGCAGTTCCCGGCCGAGATTTCTTGATGGCGGTGGCCTACAACTTCCCGGCGACACCCGAACCCCGCGACATGTCCACGCAACGCGAGTTTCTCCACCACCTTGCGGATGCATATCCGTTTGACGAATTTCGGAGTGTGGTTCAGTCATACATCAAGGCCCGTGAACCGGCTCTCACGAGTCAAAAAACGTATACGAAATGGATGTATGGTCTGTTGAAGGAGTTGTCCGCGACAGCAAAGACTCCAATCAAATCGTATCGGGGATACATGGCTCACTTGGCGTATTACAAGAGCGGCTGCACTCGAAAGACGTACAAGGGAAAAACGTGTCGGCGAGTTGTGGGCGGAGGATACACGAAGAATCGTGATCCACGAATCACACGACGCGTGAGTCGGAAAGGGTTGTTGGGATGAAACAATGGACACCGATTGGCTAGTGGTCGGTGTTATTTTGTATTCTGTGGTGTACGCGTGGCTTTGCTTTGCTCCTGACGAAGACGAACATGCTTTGCCGAATATCGCCCCCCAGCCTTCTCCTTTGCAGTCTTCTTCGTCTCACGTCGTGTCTTCGGAGTTGGATCCATAAAGGGGTATGGTTGGCGAAGTCCGAATCCGTTTTTAGTACTTCCGGGACCGGCTCTTGCGGCGACGACCCCCGAGGCTGGCAGCCCCCGCAGCAACCCCACCAGCGCCGCCCTTGCGGGTCTTCTTGTACGTCTTCTTGGCCATCTTGAGCACGGCCGAAAGAGGCTTGCCCTTGTTCGCCTTCATCGTCTTCTTGACGTGAGTCATCCACGCGCTGCGCTTGCCACCCTCAGGGATTTCGCCGTTGTCGCTCATTTTATTCAACAGGCAAGAAAGATTCCGAACGCAGGGCCTCCGGTTTTTCCCGGAATCCACCCCCCGTGCGGTCGAACAAATTCCATTGGCAGCCGAATCGGAGGGGGGTGTCCCACTTGACATTCATTGTTCGCAACTCGGGATCGGGGGCGACCAACGAAATGCCTCCGCGATTGTAGCGAATCAGTTCGGTCCGGTCGCGGGGGTGGGCGGCCTGTTGGTAGGACAGGCGGCGAAGGTTCGACTCGGTCCACGACAGATTGACCAGCGGTTCCAACTCGGTTCCCTGCACGCCTCCCGACACGATGATCAACTTGTTCTTCAGCGAGTCAATCGGCAATGTGGCAACGTTCTTGGCGGTTGTGATCAGGCGTCGGCGAACCGTTGTCAACAGATGTTCCGCAACTTCGTTGAGTGTCACCGTCTTGTCGGTATGCGGGACGATGGACAGAATAAACGGATCCTCCGATGGGAACGCATCATTCACAAGCAGAACACATACCTGCTCAAACGACATCGTGTTGGCGGCATAGTTCATGGGATCCAGCGCAACAATCGGATGGTCCTGTTCGTCTGCATACACATGCACTTCCAGAAGGCGAGTTCCCCGCGCAAGGGCGGTGGGAATGTCTTCAAAGACAGACCCGGATGCGTAATAGTCGCACAACCTCTTGCGAGGAACGAGGATCGGCTGATCCCCGAGCGTTTCATTGGAAAGGAGATATGCAATCGCAACAAGCAATACGACGGCAAGAAGCCACTCCATTATTCTTTGTTCGCTGATTCTATTTTCGGCATCTGAAACAGCAGGTTCCGGAATGCGTTGATCACCTCGTCGGGGATTTGCTCATTCATCGGAAGGGCCATCAGGCATGCGTAGTGGAAATACAGACAGTACATTCCACATTCCGAATCCTTGTACTGGTGTCGCGTCTTGTTGTAGGTCATCTTCATCGGATTCGCGTGAATCCCGGTTGCGTCCCACTGGGATTTCCAACGCTTCATCAGGGCCTTGATTTCCTTCTCCGGATGCTCGGCATACGAATCAAAATAGGTGACGCGAGGATACTCCAATTCGGGACGAATGTCGCAGAACACGGCTACCCAATGCTGACCAGGTCCATCGTGAGGATCGGTGTTGATGACAATCCCAATCCGATGTCTGCCCTTGTCGTAGAGCGTCTTCAGCTTCATGGAACACAAGGCAGAGACCAGACACTTCTGCGTCTCGGACTTCAAATCAAAATCAATCGGCACCGTCGCGACGTAGTAATAGTCTGCAAAGAGATCTTGGTAGTTCCGTTCGACTGCGTCAATGTCATCGGAGGACAACCATTCGTAGCGATTCAGAGCCCATTCCTTCGGGGCTTTGGGGCGACGCAGAAGGCTGGACACAATACACTCGGCGCGACCTGTCTTGCATTTCTCTCGAAACCGCTCTTGCAGTTGCAGCCACGTGTTCTCTGCCGTGTCTTTGGCAATCGGCGTCTGGTTTGAGTTCTCTTTGTTGAACACCAGTCGGAGTCTCTCAATTTCCTGTTCGTCAAAGACCGACATCCTTGTTCAAAACGGACACTTTTCAATCGGGAGACACAACAGGACACAATGGAGTCAACACTGAAGCCCATCTTGGAACGCTTTCTTACCGTAAACAAGCGCCTCACGGAGGCAAACGCAAAGGCAAAGGAGCTTCGTGAACAGCGTCAGTCCATCGAACTGGACTTGGCGGCGGCCTACAATGAAGCTCGGATTCGGCAGATTCCCCTTCCCAACAAGGTTGAGTTGAAGACGTCGCAAATGGTGTTTGCGGTGAAACAGCCCGGGGAGTGGAAGAAGGGATGGACGCTGTCAAAGAAGCAGTTGGAGCAGTATCTCCTTGAAATCCTGCCAGAACATGGCGAGGATGTGATGCGTGAAATCGTGGCAAGGCACGACCGCACTCTCGTGGCCAACGACTACTCGTTCGACCTGAAACCCCTAGACATTACTTGAGTGGAACGTAGTCATGGTGTGTATGTGTGCATTTGAGCTCCTTTCGCAGATCCCGGAGTCTTGCTTCCAATTCGTCAATCATTCGTTCGGTGGATTCAATGTTTTTGTCTTTCAGGAATCCGGTTTGAATTCGAATCAAACACGGACCAATGTCCCGATGGAGTGGCACTAAACGAGAGGCGGTCTGCACCAATGCTTTCACCATCAATGTATGCTGTTGAAGAAAGATATTTTTACTAATACAAATGCTCGACGCCAACGTTCTTGTCCCCGTTGTTCTCTTCATCCTCCTCTCGCCCGGA